AGAATCTCTAAACTGAAGTTGCATATCAGCATTAAGTAATAAACCATCATTGTGAACGTGAGTTAATGTGACTTCATCATTAGTACCAAATGATAAAATTGCTCCATCGTGTTGTAATTTTAAATCGTCTGCAATTGTTAATAATCCAGCAGAACTTAATGACATTTTTTCAGCTGCTGTTTCACTAGCTGCAGTTCTAAAACTTAATTTAGTAGCATTATTATCAGCTGCAAAATCACCTTCAGATACAGCTGCAATACTTGCAGCAACTAATCTTGAATCTGTACCAGTTCCTTCACTTGGTGCTTGGAAATTTAATTGACCTATAACATCATCAGCAGCAATATCAGCTTCGTCAGTAGCTAATGTTAAATTTACAGTGCTATCATCACCTGTTGCTGTATGTAATATAGTTAAACCAGCATTATGAACATGTTGTAATCTTATTTCAGAATTAGAACCAAATGTAAATTGCGATGAATCTGATGACATAAAAATATCATCTGCAACATTAATATCACCTACAAAATTAACTTGCCCTGATGATTCAATAGTCATTGCACTTGTAGCTGAAGCAGATCCTATTGTGCCATTATCTTTAATTAAAATATCGTCTGCAAAAGTAACAATACCATTACTATCTCCTTCAATCCATGTAGTAGTTGTTGAACCATCATATCCAGCAATTTTTAAAGTTCTTGCACTATCAACTGCTGCTGCATCAACAGTTCCAATAATTACATTACCAGAACCAGTTGTTATATTATCTCCAGCTTGACGACCTATAACAATATTATAACTTGAAGTGCTAATTTCTTTTCCAGCTTGAGAACCTAAAGCAGTATTATTACTTGCAGTAGCATCTTCTAAGGCAAAATCTCCCATAGCTACATTATTATTTCCACTTATAGCATTGTATAAACTTTGTTTACCAAAAGAACTATTATTTGATCCTGCGGATAAATTTTTTCCACTATCAGATCCCATTCCTGTATTATCAACTGCAATTGTAACAGCGCCTAATGATCTTAAACCAACTGCTGTGTTAGCATCTCCAGAAGTAAGTGCATCTAAAGCAGCAATTCCAACTCCAGTATTACTGTTAGCGTCATTTAAAGTTCCAGTTGTTGCATGACCTATTAATAAAGAGTTTGTAAAATTAGTTCCACCAATTTTTCCAGCTATTAAATCTCCAGTAATATCTGGTAAGGTGTGAACTGCACTACTTCCAACAGAATGTGGTTGTGGTTGTATTTTTTGACCATGTGAATTACTTTCACAATTTAAAACTAAAGCAGCTTGATTTGTATTACCTTTAATTACAACTGTTCCTGTACCATTAGGAGCTAATTCTATATTTGCATTAGAAGTAGTAACAATATCTGCACCATTCATATCAAGGTTACCACCTAATTGAGGTGTAGTGTCTTCTACAACATTAGATATTGCACCAGATGTAGCTAGTCCTGCTACAATTGCTGATCTTGCAATTTTTTTAAGACCACCACCTGAAGTGTCTACTGCTATAAAAACATCATCATTTGCAACTGTAGATATTTCAGATAAACTTCCTGCAGCAATTGAATTAAAATTAGTACCATCTGCAACTAAAATATTACCTGCAGTATTTGTACCCATAGTAATGTCATCACCTGATACTGTAAGATCTCCAGATATAGTTAGATTTCTAATTCCTGTATAATCTTTGTTTGCATCTAATATAACTGCTTTACTTGCAACAGCTGTTCCAACTGCTGTGCTTCCTATGTCTAAAGCATTTAATTCACCTACAACTGCTGTAATACCATCAAGAACATTTAGTTCTGCTGCTGTTGAAGTTACACCGTCTAAAATATTAAGTTCTGCTGCTGTTGAATCAACAGCTGCAAGTTTTGTAAGATCTGCCTGTACTAATCCTGATACTCCATCTAATAAATTTAATTCTGCTGCTGTTGAAGTAATTGCTGTGCTTCCAAAAGTAAGTCCACCATCTGGCACAACTATGCTACTACCTGATTGCGCTGTAAAAGTATTTGCTGTAAATTGAAAGTCATCAGCACCTGCTATTTTAATATCTATTTGATCATCTGTATCTGCTGTAAGAGTTGTGTCTCCATCTGCATCTAAAACTAATTCTCTACCTTCAATGTCAAGTGCTCCACCAAATCCTGCATCAACAATGTTGGTTCCGTCTGAGTAAACTAACTTTGTAGTTTTTTCTGACACACCAAAAGTAATACCTGTTCCTGATGCTGTCTTAAATTGAACTGTGTATGCACCTGAAGTACCGTTAGTTACAATGTAAACTTTTTCTATTGAATCTGGTACAGTTACAATAGAGTTACCTGTTATTGTCCCTGTTAATTTTATAACAGCATGTCTTGCAACGGATGTAGATTCTGTTGCATCTCCATCTGTAATTGTTAATTGTGTAGTTCCACCACTAGTTATTGCTTTTTCTACGTAACCAGCAATTGATTTTTCTACAATTTGTAAGTTGGTATTAGTTTTATCACCCCATGTACCGGCATTCTCGCCGGTTGCCATTAGTTCTATACCAAGATCTGAAAATGATGATGCCATAATTTAATCCTTAAGGTGTAGGTGTGTTGACTGGTATTCTGACTGTACCATCTGTATAGTCATCTCTTCGTCTTCTACCTATTTGTTCTCCTCCAAATTTTTGTACTTCTTGTTGATATTTTTGTTCGTATAATTGCAGCATATCAGCTGGGCCTTTTAAAAAACCATAGGTTTCTGCTAAACAACAATATAGCAGACCATTTGGAAAATTTAAACTAATATAATTAGTATCATCATTTTCTAATAACGCTGGCGCTGCATTATAATGAATTTTATATGCAAAAGTACTACCTGGTGTTGGTGACACAACTATAGATCCAGAATTTGATGAACTTTCTCCAGTAGCTCCTGTGTCTAGCATTGCATAATATTTTGGTGTTCCAGTAGATGTGCTTGCTGATATATATTCTTCTAAAAATGTAATATCTCTTTTTTCTAGATATACATTGGCACCAGTAAAAGTAGATCCAGTTGCGGTATAAACTTGAACCGCTCTAACAAATACAGCTCCTGCTGGAACAGTCACATTATTTGTTCCTGATGTAAAATTACCTGTAGATGTTTTTCTATCTGCATCAACTGGTATATCTCTAAAAATTCTATACTGTGCATTTAATATTATGTTTTCTAAAACACTGTCTGACAACACTGTTGTGCTAACTTCTGTGTAACTTCTTATTTGTGTTTTTAATCCTGATGCACTTAATCCTGCCATATTATGCTGTCAATGTTGCTGGACCAGCCG